CGCCGTCGCCGTAGCCGTCGCCGTTGCCGCTGCCGTAGCCGTAGCCGTAGCCGCTGCCGTAGCCGCTGCCGTAGCCGTAGCCGTCGCCGTAGCCGTAGCCGTAGCCGTAGCCGACAGGCATAAATGTGGTTGGGGGCATCACAGCCCCCACTTGTCGGCTACGGGAACACAGAACACCTCTGCACCCGCTGGCATATCAACGTCAGCAATCTTGCGAAGGTCTGCCTTGGCCTTCTTCGGGTCGGCAATCATCCCCGCGAACCCGATGCTCTCCCACTTGAATACGTGCAGCGCATTGGACAGGCGGATGCGGCCATTCTCACGGGTTACGTCGCCAGCGAAAATCCAGCCACGATCCACCACGACAACTGCGCGGGTGCCGGTCGGGCGGTCAGCAATAGGCGCGTAGTCAACGCCATTGATGGTTACGATGTCAGTCATTATTTTTGCTCCTCGTTGAAAATAATCTTGCCGCCGCGCTTCTCGATGGCTGCGCGAAAACGGTCGATGCGGTCTGGATCCCAGACGCCAATTTCATCCAGCACCTCAACCAGCAGATCGGGCTTGGAGATAATGAAGCGGGACAGCGCGGCACGAAACTTTTCAACATCGCAGCCCTGCCAATGAGAGACGCTACGCAAAGTGCCTTCCACCGCATCGCTCACCTCCTGCCGGAAGGCTTCGTGCTGTTCGATGGCGCGGCAGAGGGTTACATAAATGTAGTTGTCGTTAGGCCCAAACGGGCGCTCTGCCAGCACCTCATTCAGCAGCGCCAGTGCCCTCTGTTCGATGTCAGTCATTGGTTTGCCCCTCAAATGTAAAACCGTTGAGAACCGTGACGTTGCGGTAATAATGCAGCGCACCCAAATCCATGACTAGACCCCTTTGGGGGTCTAGGTTTACGTTGATCGCAACGCCATTTTTGCCAGCCAGCCAGCGGATCAGGCGGCACCGCACGGTCCAGATAAAATTGCGAAGTTTAATCATAGCAGCCCCCTTGCGCGGCACATTTGGGTCAGGTGGTGCGGGGCAAGGCCCCGGTAGCCGGTTGCGGCTTCAATTTGGCGGCGTAGGACGCGTAGCCGCTCGTCGCTGGCCCTCATGTCCAGCCGGAGCCGCTCTTGCGCCCGTAGGGCCTCTGCGGCCTGTTTTAGCAGGTCATGTTCTGTCAGGATGGCGGTGGGTGTCTTGCTCAGTGTCACGGTCATTAGTTCAGTCCTCCAATATCAGGCATAGCAGCCCTAGCAGTAGGGCGAATAGCAGCCCGGCCATTACAGGGTTTCGGTCCCGGCGCTTTTAAGCGCCTCGTGCAGTTCGTTCAGTTCGCGGCGCAGGGCATCGCAGCGTTGGTTTAGTTCATCGCGCTCCGCGATCAGGTCCGCGATGATGTTGGCGAAGTCGTCGCAAGCCTCTAGTCGCTCCCCTAGCGCGATGCAGAGTTCGTGGCCGCTCTCGCGGGCTGCTTCGATCAGCCGGCGGTCGCCGGCCAATCGCCAATCGGTACGGTCAAAGTGTGGGTTAAACATGGCTTATTCTCCCTTTGCTTTGGCGATTGCAGCGTCAGCCTTTTCCACCAGCCAAGCCTGCCTATCGGCCCACTCGGTATTGCCTTCGCGGCCGTATTGCCTGCGCAGCATTTCCGCTTCCCCACGTAGCGCTTCCAGCGCCGCCAACAATTCAGGCGCGGCGGCGATTAGGTGGGCGTTTTCCTTTGACGCGCCGTCCAAATACGCGCCGATCGGCTCCACGGTCCACATTCCGGCACCATAGCCGCCGAACCATATTTCGTCCCCATAGTTTGAATATTCGGCGGTCCACGGCCCCGGCGTGTGTGTTGCTTGTGTCATTGTGCTTGCTCCTCTTGCTTGCGTAACAGGCGATCAACAATCGCCGGGTGTTCGGCCAGTAGCCGGGCCAGCAGGGCGGCGCTGCCGACCTGCATGGCCTTGTGGTGCAGCCGCTCCCCTTCGGTGGCGCCGTAGTTCGGTTTGATATGTCCGTCCGCCATGATCAGGCCTGTCCGCGCGGCACAGCGACAAAAACGTAGCCTTTGCCGTCCGGCGTTTCGCCAGCCAGTGCAACGTCCCGGTCGTTCCAGCCGTATTTGACCATGAGAGCCCATGCGGCTTTCTTGTGGCGCTCGACTAGGTCGGACGCATAGTCAAGCGGTATGGTCACGCTAAGGCCGCCGCGTGTGGCTTTAACGCGGCTCCCCTTAGTGTTGGTAGGGCCAAGGTAGCGGGTAAAGATTGCAATGTAGGTCATTGTCATTTGCTCCGGTTTGGTGGGGCGGCTGGATGGCCGCCCCTAGGGTTGTCAGTATTGCGAGAGGAACGCGGCACGGTCAAAGCCGCTATGGTCGGTGTTGCGCATAGGCATAAGCACGGCGCAGCAATCGAGCCGGGCGCCCGGCTTGTCAGCCAGCGTTTTGCATTCACGGGGGAAGGTGACAAGCGCCGGGGCCTCGCCCGCTTGGTGGATATGATACAGGAAGGCGTTGCCCTTTTTGCCGTCGCGCAGCGCGGATGCCATGGCCCCCAAGGCGGCGACATATTGCGGCTGATAGTGCGCGGCCGTTTCGGTTGCGGGCGCTTCGGGGACGATGCGGGTCCAGTCGGGGAAGGAACCGTCGATCGGCTCGAAGTGCGCCCGAACGGCCCCCCGCGTCAGCCACCATATGCCGTTGGCGTCGCGCTCAACCGTAACGAAGCCGCCTTTACCCTTGGCTACAATTTTCAGCGCCGCTTCGGGCACGATAATGCCGGGCAGGGATCCGGGCAGGTCAAATGCGACATCCGCTAGGCACGCGGCGTCGGGATAGACGGCCGCAAAGGCGATATGGCCATTGGTTGCGGCAATAAAGCCGCGCGCGTCCAGAAATACGCCGCGCAGGTAGTAGCGAGTTTCCTCTTTGGATACGGCGCAAAGCGCGGCGTCGAGGTAAGCGGCGGGGATAGTCATATTGATTGCAGTCATGTCGTTTGCTCCGTGGTGTCGGTTCGCAGTGTGTGGCACACTTTGAAGGTAAAGTGAAACAGTTTTTATTTCCGGCGGGTCTCATGCCAGCAAACCAGATAGCCAATCGCGGCTAGGGCCAGCACAACGAACGCGTTGAAGGGCAGGTAGGGTTCAAGGTCGATCAGCATGGGTCAGGCCTCCCGGTCTAGCTGGGCGACGGTGCCGGAAAGCCATTGGCCCTTGGCTGCGTCGTAGATGGTCAGGTCGCGTTCAAGCGCGCCGCGCACGATCAGGTGGAGGCCCACCTGATCGGCATTGGCGATCACGTCGTCCTTCCACCAGACGACGTAGCGGCCAGTGTCGCCAGTGATCACGATGTCGGCATTGTGTTCGGTATTAGGTGTCATGTCATTTGCTCCGGTTTGGTGGGGCGGCTGGATGGCCGCCCCTAGGGTTGTCAGCGTTGGCGTACCCAAGCGGTGCCGGGGTAAGCCGCGCACGCAAGCCGCGCTTCCTCGGCCGCGCGGTGGTGGGTTTCCTTGGTGTGGTCACATACGTGGCGGGAAATCACGCGCCCAAAGTGGGTGTAGACTTCAAACGTAGTTTTCATGGTCATTTGCTCCGTGGTGTTGAACTACCCTCTATCTACACACTTTGAAGGTAGGTTCAAGCCCTAAAATTGTAGGCGGTTTAGAACGCCTACAATCGCCTACAATTGCCTACATGTGCTGCACAATTTGTGACGTTACTTACACGGGTGTCAGTAAGCGACACAGAATGTGTTGCGTTGTCGGTCTTGTAGGCGGCCGGTTAGGTAGTGAAAACTTTGAGGATAGCCTACGCGCAAGGCCGCAGAAAACGCGGCTCGAATTGGGGTTGTAGGCGGTTTAGGCTATGGGACTTGATACAAATTGAAAATGTTTTTCTAGTTAAGAATGGTTCGCAATAACGTTACTATTGGCTGCGACTGTAGAACGATGACTACATTGCCTACATCGCCTACACGCCCTCTCTCCCGGCGCTCTCTCCCCACGCCTTACGCAACAAAAAGTGTGGCATTTTTGCACTACCCTCAAAATTGCCCGGAAAGAGGCCTTAGAGCGCGTCGAGCGCTTTTGGGTACTCTGATACCCTCAAAGGCCGAGTTCGATTTTGTTCCGGTTGTGTTCCACTTCCGTTCCAGAACAGGCCGTCTAGCCATTATCGTTGCCAAAATGGCAGCAATAAAAATATCGCTGCCATAATGGCACTAATAAATTTCTGCCGGGTTGGTATCAATTGAAACCAAATGTTCCTGCGCGCCGCGCCAGCAAATGGGTTTCGCGTGACCTACATTGCCTACAGGCAAAAAGGTCCAACGCGCCCGGCGCGAGCGAATGCTTTTCGGCTGACGGCCGGCCGGGGGGTGGCGGGGGGTGGGGCCGAGCGCCGCGTGACTGTCACGGGGTGGGGTCACAAACAATTTTTTATTTTTTGAAAAATGTGCTACGCCCGTATCAATCGCACGGGGGCGGCCTCTCATTGACGCACACTGCCCCCGTCTTTTTTTTGCAAGTTGCCAACGCCGGCTGCATCACTTATTGTGGCGCCATGACTTTCTACACCCTGCCCTACTCCCCGGAGCGCCCGGAGGCGACTGAGGCGCGGCTGGAGGCAATCTATGCTGCGGCGAAGTACGGCCTGAAGGGCGACAGCCTCGCGCTGGCCGCTGGCCTGACCCCCGCACAGTACCGCCGGCTGCATGAGTTCGACCCGCTGGTCGAGATGGCCGAGATGAAAGGCCGGGCGGACGGCGAGTACACCGCGGCCAAGACGCTGCACGACGCGGCCGCGGACGGCGACGCCACTGCGGCGCTCAACATTCTCAAGCACCAGCACGGTTGGGTGGCCAAGCAGCAGATCGACGTGTCGGTCGACCAGACCATTTCGGTGATCGGCGCGCTCGAACGCGCGCAGACCCGCGTCATTGAGGGGCTGTACACTGACGTGCCAGACGCCCATCACCAGTTAGAGGACAACCGCAACCATGCAGCAGCCGATCTACTCCGCAGCGGACGAGATGGAGTTGATGTCTCGCCTGTGGTCCCCGGCGATCAAGGATGACCCACTAGCTTTCGTACTGCTGGTCTTTCCGTGGGGCGAACAGGGCACACCGCTCGAACACTTCCAAGGCCCGCGTAAATGGCAGCGGCAAATTCTCACCGACATCCGCGACCATATTAAGCAAAACAACGGGAAGATTGACTATGACACGTTTCGTGAGGCTGTTGCTTCTGGCCGTGGTATTGGTAAGTCTGCCTTGGTTTCTTGGCTGACCATCTGGATGCTTTCGACCCGCATCGGGTCGACCACTATTATTTCGGCCAATAGCGAAGCCCAGTTGCGCTCGGTGACATGGGCGGAAATTACCAAGTGGCTGGCGATGGCGCTGAACAGCCACTGGTTCGAGGTGGCCGCGACGCGCATCATGCCGGCCAAGTGGCTGACCGAGATCGTCGAGCGCGACCTGAAGAAAGGCACGCGCTACTGGTCGGTCGAAGGGCGGCTGTGGTCCGAAGAGAACCCCGACAGCTACGCCGGGGTGCATAACTTCGACGGTGTGATGCTGATCTTCGACGAAGCCAGCGGTATTCCCGACAGCATCTGGTCGGTGGCCAACGGCTTCTTCACCGAGAACACGCCGCACCGCTTCCATCTGGCCTTCTCTAACCCGCGCCGCAACACGGGCTATTTTTACGAGGCGTTCAACGCCAAGCGGGCGTTCTGGCGCACGCGCAACATCGACGCGCGCGAGGTCGAGGGCACCGACAAGAACCTCTACCAGCAGATCATCGACGAATACGGCTCGGACAGCTACCAAGCCAACGTCGAAGTCTACGGGCAGTTCCCGTCAGAAGGCGACGACCAGTTCATTCCGGTCAATGTCGTCGACGACGCCATGAAGCGCCCGCGCTACAAGGATGAGACGGCGCCCATCGCGCTCGGCGTCGACCCGGCACGCTTCGGTTCGGACGCCACCGTCATCGCCGTGCGGCAGGGCCGCGACATCATCGCCATCAAGCGCCTGCGCGGCGCCGATACGATGGAAGTCGTCGGGCACGTGATCGACGCGATAGAGGAATATAAGCCGGCGCTGGTCGTGATCGACGAGGGCGGTCTCGGCGCGGGCGTCGTCGACCGCCTGAAAGAGCAGCGGTACAAGGTCCGCGGCGTGAATTTCGGCAACAAGGCCTCAAAACAGCTAATGTACGGCAACAAGCGTGCCGAAATGTGGGGCGCCATGCGTGATTGGCTGAAAACGGCGTCAATTCCAGAGGACCGTTTCCTGAAAAGCGACCTGATCGGCCCCCGCACCAAGCCGGACAGCAAGGGCACGATCTTTTTGGAGAGCAAGAAGGATATGAAGGCACGCGGGCTGTCCTCACCGGACGCCGCCGACGCCATCGCGGTCACTTTTGCCTTTCCGCTAGGCGCACGCGAAGCGCGCGTTGACAAGACGCCGCGTCGGGGGTACTCTAGCGGCGGAATTTCTACATCTTGGATGGGTTCTTAGGATGGCCGGCAAGAAAAAGTCAGTGTCTCTGGCGGTCGGCCGCGGCGAAAAGCTGCCGGCGTCCAAGGGCGCTGGCCTGACCGCCAAGGGCCGGGCCAAGTACAACCGCGAAACCGGGTCAAACCTCAAGGCGCCTGCGCCGAACCCCAAAACCAAGGCTGACGCGGGCCGTAAAGCCAGTTTTTGCGCCCGCATGGGTGCTGTGGCTGCGAAGGCCAAAGACGGTGAACGGGCAAAAGCAAGCCTCAAGCGGTGGAAATGCCCATGAAAAAAGGTCTCTACGCCAACATTCACGCCAAAAAGGCCCGCATTGCGGCCGGATCAGGCGAGAAAATGCGCAAGCCCGGCACCAAGGGCGCCCCGACTGCCAAAGCGTTCCGCGAGAGCGCCAAAACCGCCAAGAAAGGCAAGTAAATGCCAAAGATGATCGGCCGCATGGCCCCACCGAAAGCCGCAAAGCCTGCCGCCAAACCCGGCTTCGCTATGGACACCAAGAGCGTTCTGGCCCGTGCCGAGCGTATGCAGCGCATGGAAGCCGGCGAAAGCCGCATCGCTAAGGCCATGCCGGCCAAAAAGCCCGCCACGCCGACCATGTCGCCGGCCGCCGCGGCAGCCACCAAGGCTGCGCTGGCCCGCGCCGAGCGTGTCCAGAAGCTGGAAGCCGGCGAAAGCGCCTTGGCCCGCAAAAAGCCGTCCGTCATCAGCACGACCGTGCGGATGAAGGAAACACCGGTCAAGAGGAAGTAAAATGGCCAAGAAGAACGATATGGACCATATGCGGTCTATTTTGGCTCACGCATCGAGCGCAAACCCCGTCCCGCTACCGCGAAAGGGCGCGCCGGTAAAACCGTCACCGTTACCCAATATCGTTAAGCCCGGCACGCCACCGCGTAAGCCCGTAAATTTTTGAAAGGCTGAGTAAGATGCCTCTCGCGAAGTCCACCAGCAAGGGCGCGTTCCGCAAGAACATCAAGGCGGAAATCGCCGCCGGTAAGCCGCAGAAGCAGGCCGTCGCCATCGCCTACTCGGTGAAGCGCGAAGCCGCCAAGAAGGGCAAGAAAAAGTAATGCAATTCCGGCCACTTAGCGATTGTATTGTCGTAGAGCGCGACGAAGCCAAGCAGGGCGTCATCATCCTGCTGGAGACGAAGCCGCTCACCTCTGGCGTCGTCAAGGCTGTCGGGCCGGGCAAGCGGCTGCCAAACGGCACGCTAGGGCCGATGAGCGTCGCTGTCGGCGATCACGTACTGTTCGGCGACTACACGGGCCAAAACGTCACCATCGAAGGTAAGGACTACCTGATGATGCGCGATCCTGAAGTGATTGGTATTTTCTGATGGCAGACCCCACTGGTATCAACAAGGCTGGACAGGTCGCCAACGTCGGCTCGAACCCCGCAGACGCGTCGGGTGACAACGACAAGATGGCGACCATGCGTCACCGCCTGCAAATGGCGCAGGCGGCGTACTCGGACAGCCGTGAAGACGAACTGGACGACCTGCGCTTCATGGCCGGGTCGCCTGATAACCAGTGGCAGTGGCCAGCCGACGTGCTGGCAACCCGCGGGGCCGTGCAGGGCCAGACGATCAACGCCCGTCCGTGCCTGACGATCAACAAGCTGCCGCAGCACGTCCGTCAGGTCACCAACGAGCAGCGCCAGAACCGCCCCAGCGGCAAGGTCATCCCCGCCGATGACAACGCCGACGTGCAGGTCGCGGAAATCTTTAACGGCGTCGTGCGGCATATCGAGTATATGTCCGACGCCGACGTGGCCTACGACACGGCTTGCGACAATCAGGTCACCTACGGCGAAGGCTACATCCGCCTGCTGACCGAGTACTGCAACGACGAAACCTTCGATCAGGACATCAAGATCGGCCGCGTGCGCAACGCGTTCTCGGTCTACATGGACCCGACGATCCAAGACCCGTGCGGCGCCGACGCTGAATGGTGCTTCATCACCGAAGACATCCTCAAGGACGAGTACGAGCGCCTGTTCCCGGACGCTACGCCCATTTCGACGCTCTACGCGCAAGGCGTGGGCGATCAGGGCATCTCGGCATGGCTTCAGGAAGACACCATCCGCATCGCGGAGTACTTCTACAAGTCGTACGAGAAGGCCACGCTGCACCTTTACCCGGACAACCAGACCGCGTTCGCCCGCACGCCGCGCGACAAGCAGCTTATGGCGCTGTTTGGCAAGCCGCTGCGCAGCCGCGTGGTAAACCGCGCCAAGGTCATGTGGATGAAGACCAACGGCTTTGACGTGCTGGAAGAGCGCGAATGGCCGGGCAAGTGGATACCCGTCGTCCGCGTGATCGGCAACGAATGGGAAGTCGAAGGCCGCATCTTCATTTCGGGCCTCGTCCGCAACGCCAAGGACGCGCAGCGGATGTACAACTACTGGACCAGCCAAGAGGCAGAAATGCTGGCGCTGGCCCCCAAGGCGCCCTTCATCGGCTACGGTGGCCAGTTCGAAGGCTACGAAATGCAGTGGAAGACTGCCAATACGACCAACTGGCCGTATCTGGAAGTCAACCCCGACGTTACAGACGGCGCCGGCAACATCCTGCCGCTGCCGCAGCGCGCCCAGCCGCCGCTGCCCCAGACGGGCCTTATTCAGGCCAAAATGGGCGCTGGCGAGGACATCAAGGCCACCACCGGCCAGTACGACGCGTCAATCGGGCAGGGTGGCAATGAGCGGTCGGCCAAGGCCATCATCGCGCGCGAAAAGCAGGGCGACACGGGCACGTACCACTATGTGGATAACCTCGCCCGCGCGATCCGCCATATCACGCGCCAGATCGTCGACCTGATCCCGAAGATTTACGACACCCAGCGCATCGCCCGCATCATCGGTGCGGACGGCGAAGTCGGCATGGTCAAGTTCAACCCTGACCAGCAGGAACCGGTCAAGGAAATCCGCGACCAGATGGGCGCGCTGATCGAAAAGGTCTACAACCCCGGCGTTGGCACCTACGACGTTATGGTAACCACCGGGCCCGGCTATATGACCAAGCGTCAGGAAGCCCTCGACGCCATGAGCCAGATTTTGCAGTCCAACCCCCAGCTTTGGGCGGTGGCCGGCGACCTGTTCATCAAGAACATGGATTGGCCGGGCGCGCAGGAGATGGCCGCACGGTTCAAGAAGATTTTGGACCCGAAGGTGCTGTCGGACGGCGACCAGACGCCGGAAATGATGGCGGCGCAGCAGCAGATCGAAGCCCTGACGCAGGAACTGAACCGCGTCTCCGACATTATGGAGAACATTCAGGACAGCACAGAGCAGCAGAAGATGGAAGTCGACCGCTACAAGGCGGAAATCGACGCCTACAACGCCGAGACCAAGCGCATCTCGGCCGTCCAGCAGTCCATGACGCCGGAACAAATCCAAGACATCGTCATGGGCACCATCGCGGCCGCGCTCGACACTGGCGACCTGATCGGCGGCGCACCAGAGATGCGCGAAATGCCGGAAATGGAAGAGCCGAACGAAGCGCCTGAAATGCCCGAAATGGGCGGTATGACGGCGCCAGAAGGCGTTGAAATGCCGGACATGGGCGCTCAGACGCCGCCAGAAGAACCTGATATGACGCCAGAAGGGATGATGTAATGAAGTGCGCGGATTTTGTCGGAATGATGTTTCTGGCGCGGGATGTCGCCCATTCCGCGCACCTCAACACGCGTAGCTACGCCAAGCACGTCGCCCTAAACGGGTTCTACGACGGCATCATCGACTTGGCAGACAAGTTTGCGGAAGCCTATCAGGGCAAGTACGGCCTGATCGGCCCGATTTCGCTGATGTCGGCTAAGAAAACGAACAACGTCGTAGAGTTTCTCGAAGGCCAGCTAGAAGACCTTGAGAAAATGCGCTATAAGGTCGTCGATAAGGAGTGTACACCGCTCCAGAACATTATCGACGAGATTTTCGGGCTGTACTACTCCACGTTGTATAAGCTCAAGTTTTTGGCTTAAGGAACGGTTATGGCTGCTCAATACGCATACCTCGAAGCTACCTCGCAGATCAAGGTCGGCGCTGGCAAGCTGAAGTCGATTTTCGTCAGTTCGGGCACGCTCCCGACTGTCGCCGTTTACAACACCGCGACCGCGTCCACCAGCGGGACCACCATTGTCGCGCAGTTTTCCGCTGCTGCCCCCGGCCTGTACCAGTTTACCGGCGACGATGGCGGCATCTGGTTTGATGAAGGACTTTATGTTGTCGTGGGCGGCACCTCGCCGAAGGTGACTGTCGTTTACGAATAACAAAAAACCGTACTGGTGCGGATCATCAGGTGACTTGAGAAGGTCAAACACACATGGACGAGAATGTCCCCAATGAAGCGGTGGAAGCCGCGCCGGAACTGGACACCACGGCAGTAGCCCAGCCCGAAGAAAACACGACGCCGGAAATGCCTGTCGAACAGGAAGCATCCAAGACCTTCACACAAGAAGAACTGGACGCAATTGTCGGCAAGCGGCTTGCAAGGGAACAACGCAAGTGGGAACGCGAGCAGGCTCAACGTCTCGCTGAACTCGAAGCCCGTCAGGCATCTACGCCTGCGGACATCGCGCCAGAGAACTTTGAGACCTACGAGGCTTACGCCGAGGCTTTGGCAGAGCGTAAGGCTGAAGAACTGCTGGCCCAGCGGGAAGCCGCGAAGCAACAGCAGTCTCTGCTTGAGCAGTACCACGACCGTGAAGAGGCAGTGCGGGATAAGTACGACGACTTCGATCAAGTCGCCTACAACCCCAACCTCCCCGTCACGGAATACATGGCGAAAAGCATTCAGGCTTCTGATATTGGACCCGAAGTTCTTTATTGGCTCGGCTCCAATCCCAAGGAAGCATCGCGGATCGCCCGTTTGGACCCGATTTTGCAGGCTAAAGAGATCGGTAAGATTGAGGCGTCAATGTCCTCCAATCCGCCGGTCCGCAAAGCATCGAATGCCCCGGCACCGATTGCACCTGTCACACCGCGAGTTTCTGGCTCGCCCGCGTATGACACCACTGACCCGCGTTCGACCAAGTCGATGAGCGCGTCGGAATGGATCGAAGCGGAACGGATGCGGCAGATCAAGAAGTACGAGGCGCAACACCGCAACCGCTAATTTGGGACTACCACCATGTCTAACAGCATTCTTACTATCGACATGATCACGCGGAAGGCTCTCGAAATCCTCGAGAACAACCTCGTGCTCACCCGCAACGTGAACCGTCAGTACGACGACAGCTTCGCCGTCGAAGGCGCCAAGATCGGCTCGACCCTGCGCATCCGCCTGCCGGACCGCGCTCTGGTGACCGATGGTGCTGCCCTTCAGGTGCAGGACGACAACGAACAGTACACCACGCTGACCGTTGCCAGCCAGAAGCACATCGGCGTGAACTTCACCACCGCCGAACTGACCATGCAGCTTGACGACTTCGCCGAGCGCGTTCTCAAGCCGCGTATCTCGCAGCTTGCTTCGAGCATCGACGCTGACGTTGCTAACGCTTACGCCACCATCGGTAACTCGGTCGGTACTCCGGGCACGACCCCGGCTACCTCGCTGGTTCTGCTTCAGGCCCAGCAGAAGCTGAACGAAAACGCTGCCGTCATGTCGCCGCGTTACGCCACTGTGAACCCGGCAGCCAACGCCGGTCTCGTTGAAGGCCTGAAGGGTCTGTTCAACCCGACCGACACGATCAGCCGTCAGTTCAAGAACGGCCTGATGGGCACCGGCGTGCTTGGCTTCGACGAAGTCAACATGTCGCAGTCGATCAAGCAGTTCACCTGCGGTTCGCGTACTGCCACCGGCGGTACGACTTCGGCGGCTGTGTCGTCGGAAGGCGCCACCACCATCGCCATCACCGGCGCTGGTAACGGTGCGACCGTCAAGGCTGGTGACGTGTTCACCGTCGCTGACTGCTACGCTGTCAACCCGCAGACCCGCGAAAGCACCGGTTCGCTGTTCCAGTTCGTCGCTCTGGCTGACGTAACTCTGAACGGTTCGGGCGCCGGCAGCATCACCGTGGCCCCGATCTACTCGGCTGCTCACGCGCTTGCCACTGTCAACGCTCTGCCGGGCAACAGCAAGGCTGTTGTGTTCGTCGGTGCCGCCAGCGGCCAGTACGCTCAGAACCTCGTCTACCACAAGGACGCGATCACCTTCGCCACCGCCGACCTTCTGCTCCCGCAGGGCGTCGACATGGCTTCGCGCGCTGTCCACAACGGTATCTCGCTCCGCGTTGTCCGTCAGTACGACATCAACAACGACCGTATGCCTTGCCGTATCGACGTTCTGTACGGCTACAGCACGATCCGTCCGCAGATGGCTTGCCGCATCTGGGGCTAACCTAAATCTGGCCCCCGGTTAGCCGGGGGCCAACCTTTATAGGAGAATTACAATGGCTCTTCCTAACGGCGGTTCGGCCTATCAGGTCTCGGACGGCAACGTCGATGCTGCCAAGCTGCTTGGTGGTTCGGTCCTCACCTTCTCGTCGGGCGCAGGGATTTACTTCCTGACGACCGCAATTACCGCTAACTCGACCACCACGTCGGCCCCCGCCGGTTCGATTGGTGTGACGACGAATGCTACCGGCCTCGGCAAGATGTTCATCTCCGATGGCACCAAGTGGCAGTTCGCTGTCGTCGCGTAATGCGAAATGATGGGCGGGTTTCGGCCCGCCCATTAATTACAGGTGATACATGGCAATTATCTATCTGACCCACCCCGTTCACGGTGCCAAAGTCGCTATTGCTGAAGACGAAGCGATTTATGATGAAATGAACGGCTGGATGCGCTACGATCTCGACACGCCTTCTGCGGCGGTCGATGACGAGCCTGTCAACGAAATGACGGAACCCAAGCGCAACGGACGCCGTCGCGCAGCGCAGGAAGACTAAACCATGACGACCGCTGGCGACATCATTAACGGTTCGCTGCGCCTTCTGGGCGTTCTGGCCGAAGGCGAAGTGCCTTCGGCTGAAACGTCGCATGACGCGCTGTTCGCAATGAACCAGATGATCGAAAGCTGGAACACTGAGCGGCTGTCTGTCTTCTCGACACAGGATCAGGTGTTCACTTGGCCGGCCGGCGAACTGTCGCGCACGATGGGTCCGAGCGGCGACTTTGTCGGCAACCGCCCGATCCTGCTGGATGACGCGACCTATTTCAAAGACCCCGGCACGGGCGTCAGCTACGGCATCAAGTTTATCAACCAGCAGCAGTACGACGGTATCGCGGTCAAGACCGTCACCTCGACGTACCCGCAGGTTATCTTCGTCAACATGACGTACCCCGACATCGAAATGTTCATCTACCCGCGCCCGACGCGCGCGCTGGAGTGGCACTTCATTTCGGTCGAAGAACTGTCGCGCCCGGCCACGCTGGCCACCGAACTGCACTTCCCGCCGGGCTACCTGCGGGCGTTCCGCTACAATCTGGCGTGCGAAATCGCACCAGAATTCGGCATGGAGCCGTCGCCGCAGGTCAAGCGCATCGCCATGACCGCCAAGCGCGACCTCAAGCGCATCAACAACCCCGACGACGTTATGTCCATGCCGTACAGCCTTGTGGCCACACGTCAGCGGTACAACATCTACGCAGGTAACTACTGATGAAGACGCCGATCCTTGGGTCGGCGTACGTCGCCCGCAGCGTCAACGCCGCCGACAACCGCATGGTCAACCTCTTCCCGGAAGTCGTACCGGAAGGGGGCAAAGAACCTGCCTTCCTCCAGCGCGCGCCGGGTCTGGTGCGAATGCTGACGGCTGGCACCGGCCCAATCCGCGGGCTGTGGCAATTTGGCAACTACGGCTACGCCGTATCTGGCAACACGCTTTACCAGATTGACAGCAACTGGAACGCCACTGCCAAGGGCCTTGTCACGGGCGGCGGTCCGGTCAGCATGGCCGACAACGGTACGCAGCTTTTCATCGCTGCCAATCCGGACGGCTTCATTTACAACTCCAGCACCGACGTGTTCCAGCAGATCACCGACCCGGACTTCCCCGGCGCGGTTACGGTCGGCTACCTCGACGGCTATTTCGTCTTCAACGAGCCGAACAGCCAGAAAATCTGGGTGACCTCGCTGCTCGACGGCACCAGCGTCGACCCGCTGGAATTCGCCAGCGCGGAAGGCAACCCGGACAACGCGGTCGCCATCTTTGTCGACCACCGCGAAGTCTGGGTCTACGGCACCAACTCGGCCGAAGTCTGGTACAACTCTGGCCAGTTGGACTTCCCGCTGTCGCGCATTCAAGGCGCATACAACGAACTTGGATGCGCCGCGCCGTACTCCATCGCCAAGATGGACAACCAGATTTACTGGCTCGGCAAGGACGCCCGCGGTCAGGGCATGGTCTTTCGCGCGGCCGGCTACGTCGGCCAGCGCATTTCGACGCACGCCATCGAATGGCAACTTCAGCAGTATTCTGACTTGTCGGACGCGGTAGGGTTTACCTACCAGCAGGACGGCCACAGCTTTTACGTGCTGAACTTCCCCAGCGCCAACACAACGTGGGTCTTCGACGTGGCGACCGGCGCATGGCATGAGCGCGCGTCGTTCTCCAACGGCCAGTTCAACCGTCATCGCGGCAACAGCCAGATGTTCTTCAACGGCGAGAACATCATCGGCGATTACCAGAACGGCAAAATCTACAAGTTCGACCTCGACACCTACGAGGACGACGGCGAAATCCAGAAGTGGCTGCGGTCGTGGCGCGCGCTGCCGACCGGCGCTAACACCCTGACCCGCACGGTCCAGCACGGTATGCAGCTTGACTGCGAGACCGGCGTAGGCTTGAACAGCGGTCAGGGCAGCGACCCGCAGGTCATGCTGCGCTGGTCTGACGATGGCGGTCATACGTGGTCGAACGAACACTGGAAGTCGATGGGCAAGATCGGTCGCTATGGCTACCGCACCATCTGGCGTCGCCTCGGCATAACCACGAAAATCCGCGACCGTGTCTACGAAGTGTCAGGCACGGACCCTGTGAGGGTTTACATCATGGGCGCTGAACTGGTCATCAGCGGGACGGCTGCTTAATGGCGTCCGCCCCAATCAACCCGACTAATCTTACCCCGCCCCGCGTCGCGTTTCTCGACCCGCGCACGGGCGCGGTTAGCCGTGAATGGTACCGGTTCTTTCTGTCGCTGCTGACCGCAACGCAAGACAACGCCGACACCAGCGACGGGGTTCCAGACAGCAACTCCTTGCTGGCGTCCTACGACGCCATGCTGAACCAGCTTGCGCAGGACGTTCAGTCCGCGCCTGATGCAAGCGCGGCGGTCGCCTCTCTTGAGGACAGCGTCAACGACCTTGCGCAGGCTACCGGCGTCGCGCCCCAGCCGCCGCTTGGCACTATGGCTTCGGTCCAGCAGGACAACGTGCGGTTCCTCGGCTTTTCGACTTCGCCGTCGCCGCCAGTGGTGTCCGGCCCCGGCGTTGTGTCGTGGAATAACGCTGACGGCACGCTTGACATCGGCATGGGTTACGACGGCGTTACCCAGCAGGTAGGTCTAGAAAACTATTTCCGCATCAAAGCCAGCGCCGCGATTACTGACGGCCAGTGCGTCATGTTCACCGGCTCGGTCGGCGCGTCAGGAGTGCTGACCGGCGCTCCGGCTACCGGCGTCACCAACGGCCAGTATATCATGGGCGTGGCGACGATGGACATAGCCAAGAATGGTTTTGGCTACGTCACGCATTTCGGGCTTGTCCGCGGCATCAATACGACCGGGTCGTCGGTCGGCGAAACGTGGGTGGACGGCGACATCCTCTACTACAACCCTGCGTATACAGGGGGCTTGACCAAAGTTCCCCCGACCGCGCCGCTACCGAAAGTCGTGGTCGCCGCCGTTGTCAACGCTGGTTCGGGCGGCTCCGGGTCGCTCTTTGTACGCGTTCAGGCAGAGCCAGACCTGCACAACTTGTCTGACGTTTACGCCCCGTCTCCCATCAGCAACGGCCAAATCCTGATCGGCGACGGCCCGCAGAGCCGTTGGGAAGCCGCGACGCTGACAGCGGGCGGCAACGTCAGCATTACAAACGGTGCGGGGTCGGTGACGATCAGCGCGTCAGACCAGTATACCGGCACCGTGACTAGTGTGAACTTGACCGCAGGGACCGGCATCAGTGTGTCTGGCGGCCCGATCACCACCGCCGGGTCGATCACGGTCACTAATACGGCGCCCGACCAGATCGTTACCTTGACCGGCGCGGGCACCACTACGGTCACGGGAACTTACCCGAACTTCACCATTACATCAAACGATCAGTATTCGGGGACGGTCACCAGCGTAAACGTGTCAGGCGGTACGACCGGGCTATCATTTAGCGGTGGCCCGGTCACGACCAGCGGCACCATTACGATGGCGGGGACGCTTGGCGTCACTAACGGCGGCACCGGCACGGGCACCGCGTTTACCGCTGGCTCTGTTGTGTTCGCCGACGCATCCGGCGTCTACGCGCAGGACAACAGCACGTTCTTTTGGGACACTGCCAATAAACGCCTCGGTATCGGCAACACTACGCCCGGCTACCGCCTTGACATCTCCGCCGCGGACACGACTGCTGGCCTCGGCTATGGTGCGCGGATTCGCTCCAATTCAACCGCCGCCGCGGCTGCTCTTCAGTTCACCAATAGTGGCGCATCTGCTGAAAATGGTTTTCTGGCCGCTACAGATGCTGGCGTTGTCACGCTTCAAGGAACCACTAGCCTTGCATTCCGCGCCAGTGGAAGTGAGCGTTTCAGCATCGGATCGGCTGGGCAGCTTGGGATTGCTGGTGCAAACTACGGCAGTGCCGGACAGGTTCTGACATCTCAGGGCGCATCATCCGCACCAACATGGGCAACACCAGCGACCGGCACCGTTACCAGCGTCAGCGGCACGGGCACCGTCAACGGCATCACCCTGACCGGCACAGTGACCAGCAGCGGCTCTCTGACGCTTGGCGGTACGCTGTCGGGTGTCAGCCTGACCACGCAGGTCACAGGTACGCTTCCGGTCGCTAACGGCGGTACTGGCGCGACCACGTTGACCGGCTACGTCAAGGGCAACGGCACCTCGGCGTTCACCGCGTCGTCTACGATCCCGGCGTCCGACGTGACCGGCCTCGCGACTGTCGCGACAAGCGGATCGTTTGCCGATCTGTCGAATAAGCCGGGTTTCGCGACTAACGGTCAGAATGTCGTAACAGGGTCAAAGACCCTTGGCTCCGGCGATAAAGGCACCAACCTTTTGGTCCTCACTCCGGGGATTACAATTACGTTCCCCGCCAGCGGCTACGCGTCCGGCGAAGGCGTTTTGATCTCCAACGTCAGCGGCGGCAGCGTAACTTTTTCCTTCGCCTTCGCCAGTGACATGGGGACCACTTTCCCGAACGGCGCCTCAATCATCGCTATCTGCGATGGCGGCGGGTTCTGGCGCCAGTATTGTTACTCCACCAGCCGTCTGTGATCGGCGATTTACAAAAATGCCTTTGTCGCTTACTATCGTGGCTTACGCAAGGGCGTCCAACAAAGGGACCGAGAATGGCCGTTAATCTTTCAGCACTCGGCGGCGCTGGGTGGCAGTTCTTTGACAACAACGGCGTCCCGCTGTCGGGCGGCAAGATGCACACGTACGCGGCGGGCACCACCACGCCCGCTACGACGTATACGACTTCGGTCGGAAACGTCGCTAACGCTAACCCGATCATCCTGAACAGCGCCGGGCGCCCGTCCTCGCAAATCTGGCTTGACAACAACGAAACCTACAAGTTCGTCCTGACCACCTCGGACGACATCGTGCTGTGGACGATGGACAACATCCCCGGCATCGGTTCGTTTGCGACCACCACGATTGCCGATCTGCCGTCCGTTCTGCCGACCGCCGGCGACATCGCGTTTGTCACCGATCTCGGCCGCGAAGGTACGTTCATCTGCCGCGCCGGCACGGCCCCCAGCGATCCGCTGCAAGGCATCTACGTCGCGTCCAACACCGCCAACTTCTATTGGGAGCGCGAATGGGACGGCATCAACGGTTACCCGGAATGGTTCGGCGCTGTCGTTAACGACAATTCTAGTTCGGTTCCGGCCACAAACCTGTCGGCGCTTCAGGCGTGCGTTACGCTCTGCCCGGTAACCAATTTGCAGCCGGCCGACTATTGGATTAGCGGCACTTGGAAAATCCAGACCCAATACCGCACTGTGCGCGGCGCGGTGATCCCCGATGGGTATAACACCGGCACCGGCACCCGCGTGCTTTGCACCAACACGTCGACCAACGTCATCCAAGTCGGCCCGGACAGCGCGCCCGGTGGCGGCACCAGCGCCTATTACCGCAACATCACCGTAGAATATCTATGCGCTCGGTGGGGTTCTGCGCTCACGCCGCCGTCGTCCGGCAGCGAAAGCAGCGCCGTCAAGGCGTGGCTGGTCAATTACGTTCTGAATTGCCAGATCAACAACTGCTCGGCGTGGGAGCCGATCATCGGCTTCTACTTCTACGGCGCAGTGTACACTAAACTAGACGATTGCACCGTATTCCGGTCGTCTACGTTCGGCGGCACCAACGACTTCTTCCGTGGATTTTGGCCGCAGGGCGCCCCCGCAATTCTGGCCGGCGGCAATCCGTCGCTGTACCTTAACCGCTGCAACGTGGCGCTTGGGGGCGCTCCGTCGCTGGTCAACCCTACTGGCCTATACATAAACGCGGACTTTTCCGATATTTTCGTCGACGATTTCGAGACTTCACAAGTGCCGAACGGCATTATCGTGGATGGGACCGGAAGTTCGGTCGCCGCAGGCAAGCTGGACCTTCATCTTCGCAACTGCGTAATGGACCAGTGCAACGGTAACGGTATCGAAATCAACGTCCTTAACGCGGCGTCGATGGTGACGATCACCGGCGGCTATATCCAAGTGAACGATACTGGCGTCAGCAAAAACGGCATCTGGGTGCATGGCAGCGTAAACAACGGCGCTATTGTTATCGGCGGGGGGCTGCAAATCTTGGGCACCACGGGAACTACGAACCGCGGCATCTACATCAGCCAGCAATCTAATGTCACTATTGACAGCACGGTTATGATCGAAAACTTTTACAAGCCGGTCGACATCGACGGCGGGTCGCAAAACGTGACTGTGAACTGCATCATTAACAACCCCGACACGGGCGACGGAACTTCGGCGGCAGTGGCCATTAACAGCGCGACCGGCGTTCGCATCGCGGCTACTATTGACGGCGGCTCTAGCAAGTTTGCGCAGGGCGTTTTCAGTGTTGGCACCGGCCTCGACGCAGCCACTATTGACCCTACCTTGTTTAATTCCGCCGCTATCAGCGGCGGCGCCACCAATAAGGTCCAGATCAACAGCGTTGCCATCACCGCGCCGGGCTATTACGACACCGATGGGGTCAGCGGCACCAGCGGCGAAGGCATCTTTGTAACCGGCATCACGGCGTAAGGACTAGAACATGGCTGTCACTGTCAGCAACATCATCCCGGCCAAGACCGCCGAGAATAGCCAGACGACCCAATACACCTCGACGGGCGTCCAGACGATCATCGACAAGTTCACGGCGACCAACTACAGCGGTTCGGCGGCGACGATCAGCGTCAACCTCGTGACCGCCGCGGGCACCGCGGACAACAGCAACTTGATCGTCAAGACCAAGACGCTCCAGCCGTCCGAGACCTACACGTTCCCCGAACTGGTCGGTCACGTGCTGCCGCTCAACGGTTTTATTTCGACCATCGCGGGGACGGCTTCGGCCATCAACATCCGCGCGTCAGGTCGTCTGGTCAGCTAATGCTGGAGCGGTGCTTCGACGTTGGGGTTGTAAACCTAGCGGCGAACCACCCCGACGTGCGCCCGTTTCTGGGGCCGGCGTCGCTAGGCGAACTGGACTTTGAAGACGCAGTCAGCGAACCGAACAACTGGTTCTTGATGGGCGAACATGGCGGTTTTGCTTTGGCGTGGAGCGCCCCCAGCGTCTACGAAGTCCATGTTTTCATACTGCCGGAAGGCCGCGGTAAATGGGCTGCTAAAGCCCGGCAGGCGACGATTGACTACGCTAAGGCGCACGGCGCCAAAATACTCTGGGCGCGCATTGCGCCGTCCGCTAAGTTTGTTTCACACTTCGCCCGCCGAGGGGGTATGCAGCCCACTGGCGAGGTGATATACACGCTAGGCGCAGCCTACGACGTGTACAAGATGGAGATTTAGTCCATGCCTCCCGCAATTATTGCCGCCGGCGTCGGTGCCGTAGCTAAAGTGGGCAGCGGCCTGATCGCGTCGAGCGCCGCCAAAAAGGCAGCCAATACGCAGGCGCAGGCCGCGCGTGACGCGCAGGCCGCGCAGGAGCGGATGTTCCAACAGCAGTTGGAACTTCAAAAGCCGTTCCGCGAAGCCGGGCTTACGGCACAGCAGCAGATCATGCAACTTCTGGGCCTCGGCGGAGACACGACCGCCAAGGACTACGGCAGCCTCGCCAAGCCGTTCGGGGCCGAGCAGTTTAACGTCGATCCGGGCTATCAGTTCCGTCAGTCGGAAGGCATGAAGGCACTAGAGCGCAGCGCGGCTGCGCGCGGTGGTCTGCTGTCGGGCAGCACGCTGAAGGGTGTGCAGCGTTTCGGTCAGGACTTGGCTAGCCAAGAATATGCGAACGCATTTAACCGCTACCAGATCGAACGCTCGGCGCGCCTGACCCCGCTTCAGTCGCTGATGGGGTCGGGTCAGTCGGCCACCAACGTGATGACCGGCGCCACGGGGCAGCAGAGCCAGAACGAAGCCAGCAACATCTACAACGCGGCGCAGGCCCGCGCATCGGGTTATGTCGGCAGCGCCAACGCGATGGCCGGCGCGCTGAGCAGCATCGGTCAGGCAGCGACTGACTTCCCGCTGTATAGCGCGATGACAGACTACTATAAGCGCGGCGGCAGCGGCGCCGGCGGCGGCATCGGAGGGTATTCTGCCTCCGACCTTGCCATTGGTCCTGTTAACCGCAACGCATTTTCTATGCCGCCAAGCGGCATTCGCAACCCGTTTGGGAACTGAGCATGGCTAACCAGATGATCGCCCTCGGCGTCAAAGCACCGCAGACCGACATTCTCGGATCGTCCATCGCGCGCAACGCGCAGATGATCAACATGATGCGCCAGCAGGACGCCGCCGAGCGTCAGACTGCGGTTGCGCAGCAGCAGATGGAAATCGCGCGGGCGCAGGAAGAGCGCGCGGCGGCGAAGGCCGCGCAAGAAAGCACTAAGGCGACGCTTGACAACGAAGCCTTAATCTACGCCAAGCACCGTCGTCTGGCCCCCGCGGTCATTGAAGGTGGCGCGCCCGCGTACGCTCAGTGGTTGGCGCGGGTTGCTGAAGACAGCCCTAAAGACGCCGATCTTCTGGCGAAGGCAATGCCCGTCGATCAGTTTGACGCGCCCACGTTCACGCGCATGATGGCGTCGATGGACGACCTGTTTGCTGCTACATACGGCAAAGCGATCACCAAGGAACTGATCGGCCCCGGCGGCGAAATGTTCGGCGCCAACATTTCCGGCATCCCCAACGCGTCCTACGCTACGCCGCTGCCGGACATCAGCAAGCCGAAAAATGGTGCGCGCGCCGCGCCTGCGGGCGGTCGCGCCGCTCCCGCGCTGTCGCCGAATGCCGCGCTGCCGGCTGGCGGCGTTGACGGTCGCCCTACTCGCGGGTCGGCCACCACGCCAGAAGACTTGCGGATGCAGGGCGTGGACCCCCGCTCTATCCCAATGGGCAACCCGTTCAAGCCGGCGTCTTTTGACGGCGGTGCGGCGCAGCCCGACCTTGGCGCTGTCGTCCAGCAGATGATGCAGACCGGCGTCGTATCGCAGTCTGATTTCAACGCCATGCGCGCCGCTGCCGCCGGCAAGGACGCGCAGTTGGCAGAAATTCTGCGCGCCAACAACATCCAGATTATGCCGGACGAACAGCAGCCCGGTGGGTTGCAGAGCGCCGTCTACCGCCCGGATCAGGGCGGTGCGTCGATGCTTGAGGCGCAGTACAACCCGAACGACTACGCGCAGGTTCGCGTCAAGCCGCCGACAGTAAGCCCGCTGCCGGGTTCGTCGCAGGTACCGCTGGGCCGCGTCCGCGCGGAAGCGCAGGCTGGCCGCGAAACACCTGCTGAAGCCGCGGCCAAGACGCGCGCGACCAAGCGCGCGGAAATTGAAGTCGAACGCGAAAAGGCGCTCCCCGCCAAGCAGCAGGTCTCTAAAATCATCAGCAAAATTCGCGACGCGTACACAAACCTAAACAACGCTGAAGCAATCCCCTCGTCTAAGCGCGGGGCAGCGGCGAACGTCTGGGATTATTTGTCCGTATCCGCGCCCGGCCGCGAAATTCAACGCGCGTTTGGCACTGAAACCAGCAAGTCCCTCACGGACATCACCGCGTCGCGTAAGCTGCTGGCTACCGCCATCAAGAACGCTACTGGAATGTCCGCGCAGGAAATGAACTCTAACGTCGAACTTCAGTTGATGCTGGACGCACTGACGGACCCGACGCAGGGTTACGAAAGCGCGCTGAGCGTACTTGGGACTTTGGAAGACCTATACGGAACCCCTAAGAATACTACGGCTGCTCGGCCGGGAGCGAAAAAAGTAGTCCGTACAGGCACCGCAAATGGGCGCCGGGTCGTTCAATACTCTGACGGAACTATCGACTATGCCGATTAACGCCGCTGACATCAAGTGGGATGACATTCCTTCCGGCAAAACACCGCCGCCAATTGATCCTAATAAGATCGAATGGCAGCAACCGGAAGAAGATACCTCTCTTGGCCGTTGGCTGGGCGTGACGACGCGCGCGTTGGCTCCGTACGCCACGGCGGGCGGGGCCGGCGCCATCGCAGGTGCGCCGGTCGGCGGCGTCGGCGCCATACCCGGTGCGGCTGGTGGTGTTCTGGCCCTTGGTCTCAGCGATCTTGGAACGCTCGGCTATAACGCCGCCGCCAGCCTGTTCGGCGGCGACCGCGTGCCCCTTCCGTCGCAGACGATCCAGAATATGTACGAAAAGGTAGGTATTGGTCAGCGCCCGTCGACTAAAGGCCAGCAGGTTTACAGCGATATTATCGAAGGGGCCGCTGGCGCGGCCGCGCCCGCCAATGCGTTTGGCGCGCTGGCGCCTAAGTTTTCCGGCACAACGCAGCGCGTCTTTAATGTGTTGGCCGACCAGAAAAAGGCGCAGGCATTGTCTGGCGCTTTCGGCGCCGCTGCGCCGTCAGTTGCGGCCAACTACATGGGTGTAGAAGACCCGCTGGGGCTGACGGCGCTTGGCTTTACAGGTGGTTTTCTTGGCGGCAAAGCAGGCGTCAAGACACCGAAGGGGCCTACGGTAGAGCAGCTTCGGGCGCAAGCAGACGCTGCGTATACGCAAGCTAAAAACGCCGGAATGGTATTCCCCAACCAGAATGTGTCGTCGCTGACATCTACTCTCGGCTCGGAATTGACGCAGCAAGGTTTCAACCGCCGTCTGCACCCTAAAGTCGCGGTGGTGCTGGACCAGTTCAATCGGGAAGTGAAGGGCGGCAACGACTTCGGTCTTGATAATCTGGACGTTTTGCGCCGCGTCGCGAAGTCGGCAGCGGGTAGCTTTGACCGCGATGAACGCCGTTTGGGCCGGATGATCGTTCAGAAATTGGACGACTTCATTATGGACCCGAAAAACGTGTCGGCCGGGAACGCTCCTGAAGGCGCTATGGCGATCAAAAACGCTCGGCAGCTTTGGGCGCGTAAGGCTCATGTCGAAGCGTTTGATGACGCGGTCGAAGCCGCACGCAACCGCACACAGACCGGGGAAAACCCGCCTTCATTCGGCCAAGCATTGCGCGCTGAGTTCGGCAAGATTGTCAACAGCCCGCGCCGCATGAAGGGTTTTACGCCCGAAGAGCAGAAATACATCCGCGAAATTGCAGGCGGGAAGCCGTCAAGCAAGGCACTTCTGTTCGTAGGCAATATGCTTACCCCCACTTCTTTGCGTGGGGTAGCAGCCGAAGCGGGGATAGCCGCGTCCATGCTCCCGTTCCTCGGCCCACAAGGTATGGCGGTCGCGCTCGGTACTTCGCTGCTCGGCCTCGGCGCAAAGTCGCGGGTCAATGCCATGACCGTCCGCGCTGCCGAACGCGGCCGCAACGCTATGGCGTCTGGTGTAGCGCCGCCGCCGCGCCGCAACTATGTAATGCTGCCCTCAACCGTGGCTGGCGCCCGCGCGCCTTCGCGCGGCGAAGAGGCCAACAAGCTGCGCCAGCAGTACGCGCTGCCCGCTTGGGCTGTGCGGCCCGATTAACTACCCAGAGTAACCCTTCCATGACTACGATTGACCAGACTGAAGCCCGGCTCAACACGCACGAAGAGGTTTGCGCTCTGCGTTACGATAGTATTTGCGCTCGTTTGAAGCGTCTGGAAAGCCTCGGCGTAACCGTGGCTGGCACGATTATCATGCTGTTAATTGGTATTCTGCTGGCGTTGCTGGGGCTAAAGTAACTGCCCAACCGGGAGCAGCTTAATGACAAAATCGGTAAGCGACGAAGAGTTCATCGCCGCGTGGGAGGCCGGGCTGGGTAGCCCGGCCAAGGTCAGCGCGATGCTGGGTATGACAGACCGCGGCGTCTACGCGCGCCGCATCTCCCTGTCGAAGAAAGGCATCATCCTTAAAACCGTTCCGTCCGCGCCGCGCGGCGAAGCCAACAGCCAGTGGCGGCAAGAGGGTTGGGCCTACCAGCGCGTCAACGACCTATGCGTCACTGACGCACGCATCGTCGTGTTCAGCGACGCGCACTGGTGGCCGAACCAAGAGAAGACGGCCGCGCACAAGGCCCTGCTGGAAATCATTAAGGATGTCCGCCCGACCGTCGTCGTCGCCAACGGCGACCTGTTCGACGGCGCCCGTGTCTCCCGCCACGCCCGGCTCGGTTGGGAGAAACTCCCGGCTGTCAAGGAAGAAATGGACATCTGCGACGACCACCTGCACGAAATCAGGCTGATCGCCGACCCGCGCCGGTGCAAGTTCTTCTGGAACGTCGGCAACCACGACCAGCGGTTCGACCGGATGCTGGCGCAGAACGCCGCCGAGTACGAAGGCGTCCTTAGCCGGCTGGAAGACCGCTTCAACGATTGGGAGTTCGCGTGGTCGCTCAACGTCAACGACAACCTGATGATTAAGCACCGCTGGCACAACGGCATCCACGCCGGCTACAACAACACCCTCAAGTCCGGCCGCAGCATCGTCACCGGGCACCTGCACCGCCTGCTGGTCACGCCGTGGGGCGACTATAACGGTCGGCGCTGGGGCGTGGACACCGGCACGCTGTCGGACCCGCACCTGCCGCAGTTCGAGTACGGCGAGAACAACTCGACGCCGCACACCCCCGGCTTTGCCGTCCTGACGATTAAGGACGGGGTGCTATTGCCGCCGGAACTGTGCGAGGTTATAAACGGTCACGCCTACTTCAGGGGGCAGGAAGTCGTATGAGTATCGTCCTCGGCCAGAAGTCCTTGTCGCGGCTTGACGGGGTCCACCCCGACCTAGTCCGCGTTGTCAAGCGCGCAGCCGCTACGTCGGACCTCGACTTCACGGTGTTGGAAGGGCTGCGCACGCTCGACCGGCAGAAGCAACTTATGGCCAACGGAGCGACCAAGACGATGAACTCGCGTCATCTGACCGGCCACGCCGTTGACCTAGCCCCCGTGATCGGGGGTAAGGTGTCTTGGGATTGGCCGCTTTACCATCGGCTGGCCAAGATCGTGAAGGCCGCAGCCGCGGCCGAAAACGTGCCGCTCCAGTGGGGCGGCGATTGGCGTACCTTCAAGGATGGCCCGCATTGGGAACTTCCGTGGAAGGCTTACCCGAAAGGATAATACCATGTCTCTGTTCAACAAACTCGCAGGCAAGAAGACCTACATCGTTGCCGTTCTGGCCGCGCTCGGCTCCGCAGCCAGCGCGCTCGGCTACAACATCCCCGATTGGTCGTGGATGCTGCTGAACGCTGCTGGTCTGGGCGCCGTACGCTCGGCTATGGGGCGCTGATCAGCCGCTCTATATACCAGATCGCTTTGCGGTACTCTTGAGCCGCGTCGTCCTTATGGCCGGCGCGGCTCAAATATTTTAGGGCATTGCCCCGGCAGTAGCCGGCGAACTCTTCCGGCGACAGCTTGGCCTGTAGATAGTCGATGGTTTCGATCCCGCCGACCTTGTAGTGGTCAGGGTTGACCGCATCGCCGTACCGCGGGTCGGCTACAAACTTGATCTTCATTTCTTCAGCCTCGCTGCTAGTTCACGCCGTTCGCGCATCGTGCGCAGTTTGCAGAAACGCTGGTGCAAGCGCCGGGCGATGGCGGTGCGCTTGTGGTGCGACACCTCGTCGTCCAGCATCTGCTGTAATTCTGCCTCGTTATACTTCGACAGGTTCGCTGCCAGCGTCTGCCATGATACCTTAACCATTCTTCAATTCCTCAATTGCCGTCTCCGACACGGCGCGCTTGTTGTGGAGCGCCGCCCAGATGCGTTCGTCGATAGTCTTTTCCGCCAGCATGACGTAAACCCACACGTCGCGCGTCTGCCCGCTGCGGTGCAGGCGCCCGACCGTCTGTTCGTAGAGTTCCAAGGACCACGGCAGCGACAAGAACACCATATGGCATCCGCCGTGCTGTAGGTTGAGACCGTGGCCGGCCGACTTGGGATGCACCAGCAGCAACTCGACCTCGCCGCGGTTCCAGCGTTCGATGACGTTCTCGTCGTCAATCGTCTGGGCGTGCGGGAAGCGCCGCTTCAACTCGGCCAGTTCTTCCTGATAGCTGTAGACCACGATGGTGTTGGCCCGCTGGTTCTCGTCCAGCAGTTCGGTCAGCCGGTCAAACTTGTGGGTGCTGAACCAATGCACCGGCACCGGCCCTTCGCGGTTGTAAACGAAGCCCGACGCCATCTGTTGCAGCTTGGTCGTGACCGACGCGGCGTTCTGCGCGATGACGCGCTCGTCGCCGAAGCGCGCCACGTAGTCCACCTTCATCTTCTCGTAGGGCTGGCGGTCGTCCAGCGCGGTGCGGACCTCGACGACATGGCACGGAGGCAGCTTGTCCTTGTACTCGCCCGGCTCCAGCACGTAGGTCGCTGGCCGGATGCGCTGCATGACCTGCTCCAGCGCGCCGGTGGCCGGCGTCCACTGGCCGAAGTCGCGGTTGATGCAGATGAAGTACTGCTGCAAGAAGGCGCCTTTGGCGCGGCCCAGCAGCCCTTGGTCGATGATTTTGCACTGGCCGAACACGTCCTCAAGACCGTTCGAGGTGAAAGAGCCGGTCAGGCCCCAGCGCACCTTCACATCCTTAATCAGCTTCTCCAGCGCCTTGAACCGCTTGCCGCCGGGGTTCTTCAGTCGGGTCAGTTCGTCGAACACAATCCCGTCAAAGCCTTCTAGCGACCCCAGCTTGTCGAGGTTGTCGTAGTTGATGACGACGGCGTCAGCGTGGTCGTCAGCCAGCGCGGCAGTGCGCTGCGCCGGCGAACCGACCGCCAGCGCCAGCCGCAGCGTCGGTGCCCACTTCGGCGCCTCGACCGGCCACACGTCGGTGCAGACGCGCTTAGGGGCGACGACCAGCCAGCGGTTGACGTGGCCGCGGTCGACCATGTCCGCCATCGCCGTCAGCGTGATCGCCGTCTTGCCCGCGCCGACCGGTGCGAGGATCATCGCCCGGTCGCGCTCGAACAAAAAGTCCGCCGCCTCGTCCTGATAGGCCCTAAGCCGTAGCAATGCTGTCGCCCTCGCCGATCTCAATCCCGCGGCGCAGCGCGACGATGACAGCCTGCATGATGGGGGTGTTGTCCCAGACGCCCAGAACCACGTCCGGCGTCGCCGTGTTCGGCCAGACGTTGTCGACGATAGCGCGCGCCTCGTAGATCAGCGGCTCGACCGACGTGCCTTCCCAGCCGAAGATAAAGCCGTCCTTGCTCTCAGTGCTGTCGCCCTGAACGCCCGACGACGTGGTCGTCTTCATGGCCGTCTTCACGCTCACAACTTTAGTTTGCTTACCCATTCGTCCACCTCGTCCTTTGACCAAATGCAGGCGTAGTGCTGCTTGGTGTGTTGCATTTCTTCGGCGAATATCTCTTGCAGCGCCGACAGGCGACCGCCCGGCTTCTTCAGTTCCACGAACCATGCCTCGCCGTTCGGCAAGCACGCGATGCGGTCGGCCACGCCGGCCTGCGTCACGCTGCGGAACTTATACGCGTAGCCGCCCAGCGCCTTCACGCGCTTGACGAAGTACGCCTCTATTTCTTTCTCAGTCATGCCCTGTGGAATAGTGAAACATTTTTTGTGTGTCTACCCCCTTGCGCAACACTTTTTGTCGTGTATGGTGAGGGCCTCAAACAGTGCAGTGGAGTACAGTAATGGCACAACACAGTCGTATCGTCGGCGGCTCGACCGCCAAGCGCGTCATCGCCTGCCCCGGCAGCGTGGCGCTGGTGGATAAAATGCCGCCCAAGCCCAGCAGCAGCTACGCCGACACCGGCACCCTGCTACATGATACCATCGCGGACGTTCTGGACGGCAAGGGCAAGCCGCTCGACTATCTGGGGCGCACGCACCAAGGTATCGAATTGTCCTACGACCTGATCGACAACAAGCTGCTGCCCGCGCTGAAGGCGCTGGACGAAGTCGATCCGAAAGCGGAGATGGAATATGCGGTCGAGAGCGTGGTTGGCTTTGGCGATTTTATGCCTGACGTGTTCGGTAGCGTGGACCTTATTGGTCGCCTTGATGGTCGGGCTGTGGTTCTTGACTGGAAGTTTGGCGACGGCGTTGCTGTCGAAGTCGAAGAGAACGCCCAGCTTATGTTCTACGCTGCGGCTGCTATCCGCACGCCGGCAACGGCATGGGTCTTCGAGGGTGTAACCGACGTTGAACTGGTGATCGTCCAGCCGCCGAGCGTGAAGCGGTGGACGACGACCGTCGCGCGCATCAAGCAGTTCGAGGACGAACTGGCCCGCGCCGTCAAGGTCGCGCTCAAGCCGGACGCGCCGCTGGCCGCTGGCGAGCATTGCCGCTGGTGCGCAGCCAAGCCGGTCTGCCCGCTGATGACCGGCGCGATTGACCGCATCGCCAAGGCCAAGATTGAGGCGCTGCCGGTCGAGCAGATCGCCCACTACCTTGAACAAATCCCGATGGTCGAAGCCTTCATTAAGGACTTGCAGCAGTTGGCGCATGGCCTCATGGAAGAGGGCAACAGCGTTCCCGGTTGGAAGCTGGTCAACAAGCGCGCGACGCGCCAGTGGACCGACGCCGACAAGGCCGCTGCGTTCCTGATGCAGTCAGGCGTCGAGCCTTTCGAGGAAAAGATCATTACGCCCGCAGCGGCTGAAAAGCTGCTGAAGAAGGCGAAGCAGAACTTGCCCGACGATCTTGTGATCGCCGTGTCAAGCGGCTCCACTCTGGCCCCGGAGAGCGATCCCCGGCCCGCAGTGGCGTCAATCGGTCATACGCTCCGTAAGGCGTTGGCCAAAGTCCAGTAACGTAGAAAGAAGGAATACAGTAATGTCTGATGTCGTAAAGTTTGCCGGTGCCAATCTGCCATCGGTTCAGTCCCTGTCGTCGGCCCTGCGCTCCATTGAGGCAGATGTCGGCCCCGCTGGCGGCAACGTCATCCTCAAGATGGACAAGGCCGGCCACTGGGTTTTCGGTGCCGACCAGACCGAAGTTGAAGACGACAGCGTGTGGGCGATCAACCCGTTCTCGTTTGTCCACGGCTACATTGCGTGGGGCGACGGTACGGTGCTGGCCGAAAAGATGGCGCCGGTTGCTGAACCGCTGCCGGAAACCGGCCCGGCCCCGGACGGCGCGAAGCGCGGCTGGGAAATGCAGATCGGCATGGCGCTGGCCTGCACCAACGGCATAGACGAAGGCTTGCAGGCCCGCTACACGGTCACCTCGGTGGGCGGTAAGCGCGCAGTGCAGGCCCTCGCGGTCGCCATCGCCGATCAGGCGGACAAGAACCCTGAAAAGCCCGTGCCGCTGGTGCGCCTGAAGAAGGAACACTATCAGCACAAGTCGTATGGCCGCATCTATACGCCGGTCTTCGACATCGTCGGCTGGGCCTCGCTGGACGCAGCGTCGGCCGAAGCAGACAACACCCCGGACGCTGCCCCCGCAGCGGATGATGATACTGGCGAACAGCCACGTCGTCGCCGTCGCAGCGTTGACTAAGGGGTGACGCGAAAGCCGGGGCGGGTTTCTACTCTCGCCCGCCCCGGTGAGTAGCGGATGAAGTGAGGTCAACCTATGAACAACAGAGCGATAGAGCGCATATTGCGCGAGGAAACGGCGAAATTCGCCGGCGTGACTTTTGAACTGACTACCCGACGCAAGCACCGGATCATTACGCTTCGCAGAGGTGAATATAGTCGGATGGTGGTGACAAGCCGCACCCCTTCTGATGGCCGCGCGGTCAAGAATATCATTGGCGATATTCGCCGCACTATAAAGAGCATGGGTGTCTGATGGCTATTCTCTGGGTTGACTTCGAGACGCGCAGCCGGTGCAACCTGCCAGAGCGCGGCGTCTACAACTACGCGATGGACCTAAGCACCGAAGTGCTGTGTATGTCCTACGCCTTCGATGACGAAGAAGTGCGGACGTGGCTGCCCGGCCAGCCTCTCCCACCAGCCGTAAAGAACCACCGCGGGCTGATTAAGGCGCACAACGCAGCCTTCGAGCGCCTGATCTTTTGGTACGTTCTGCAAATCAATTTCAAGCTGGAGCAGTTCTACTGCACCGCGACGCAAGCCCGCGCCAACTGCGCGCCGGGCGGTCTGGAAGACGTTGGCCGCTTTGCTGGCGCGTCGATGAAGAAGGATCACCGCGGCAGCCAGCTAATTCGCCTGTTGTCGATCCCGCAGTCTGATGGCACGTTCCGCGAGGACGCTGACCTGATGGCCGAAATGGTAGCTTACTGCGAACAGGATGTTCGCGCCATGCGGGCCATCAGCGCAGCACAGCGGGAGTTGTCGGCCGATGAACTGCGCGATTATCATGTCAATGAGCGTATCAATGACCGCGGCGTCCTGCTTGACAAGCCTCTGGCTCTGGCGGCGGTGCGCTATGCAGCAGCGGAAGCTGACGATATACAGGCGCGCGTTCGCGAAGTTACTGAAGGCGCGATCACGTCGGTCCGCAGCCCGAAAATGCGCGAATGGGTGCTGTCGCGGGTCGGACCGCAGGCGCTGAAACTGGCCACCGTCTACAAGGACGGCGAGGCCAAGCTGTCGATTGACAAGAATGTGCGAGCAAACCTGCTCGTACTAGCGGGGGAAAATCCAGATGAAGTCCCGGTTGAAGTGGCGGAAGTTATCCAGTGCGCGGATGATCTCTGGGCCTCGTCCGTTGCGAAGTTTAGTCGTGCCGCATCGCTTGCTGATGAGGAAGACAGCCGAGTTAGAGGCGCATTTGTGTTTGCAGGAGGAAGTGCTACTGGCCGCGCTTCATCATTTGGGCTTCAGGTTCACAACTTCCCCCGCCGCTGCGCCGACGACCCTGCACTGACCCGCACCGCTATGGTGCGCGGGCACCAGATCGTCCCGCAGTTCGGCAAGCGCGTCACGGACGTGCTGAAGGGGATGCTGCGCCCGGCGCTGATGGCCGAAGAAGGCAAGCATCTGGTCGTGGCCGACTGGGCTGCGATTGAAGCGCGGGTGACCCCGTGGGCCTCGAACACCAACAGCGGCGCAGCCAAGCTGGGCATCTTCGAGCGCGGCGAGGACGTATACAAGCACAACGCCGCAGCGACCTTCCGCGTCGGGTATGACGAAGTGGACAAGGACCAGCGCCAGATCGGCAAGGTGCAGGAACTGGCCTGCGGCTTTGCCGGCGGGATCGGCGCCTTCGCCGCGATGGGCCGCATCTACAACGTGCTGCTGTCGGAGAGCGACAGCCGCAAGATGGTCGACGGCTGGCGGCGGGCTAACCCGTGGGGGCCGGTCTATTGGGACGCGCTGGAGCGCGCCTACTTGGGTGCCATGCGCAACCCCGGCACGGAGTTTTCCGCCGGGCGTGTGACCTATCTCTACGACAAGCAGCACCTTTGGTATATTCTGCCGTCAGGGCGTGTGCTATGCTATCCGTTCGCCCGCTTCGATGAAGAGGGCAACGTCACCTACGCGAAGGCCTCATGGAAGCCATCAGCCGACGCGAAGGAATGGCCGCGCGCCCGTCTCTGGCGCGGGTTGGCCTGCGAAAACATTACGCAATCGGTGGCCAACGACCTGTTGCGCCATTCGCTTCAGCGGCTGGATGAGGAAGGGTTCGAGGTGGTGCTGCACGTTCACGACGAAATTGTGCTGGAGACTGCCGAGCCTGACGCCGCAGCGGCCGCGCTGCTCAAGATTATGACAACGCCGCCATCATGGGCCTATGGGTTGCCTTTGAACGCGGAAGTTGCCACGATGGTTCGTTATGGAAAGTGAGGACAAAGCGATGAGTGAGGATCGCACAAAGTTTCTGGAGTTCGTTCTAGGCCTAGCTGACGTTGAAGGCGAGACGGCGCTGCTGCTCAAGCAGAAGCCGAAGCTGGATGAGAACGGCGAGATTATCTACCACGGCGACGGGGTGCCCAAGGCGACGTTCCCGTCCTTCCTGCCGCACAAGGCGAAGATCAAGGACGGCGAGGCGTGGTACATCAACACCGGCTCGTTTATCGTCGACCGCTTCGTTGACGGCAAGCCAGCGGCAAAGGGCGAGAACTGCGACTTCGTCCTGTTTATGATGCTGGACGACATCGGCACCAAGTCGGAGACCCCGCCGGTCAAGCCGACGTGGATCATGGAGACAAGCGAAGGGTCGTTCCAGTGGGGCTACGCCTTCAAGGACCAGCCGACCAAGCAGGAGTTCACCGCAGCCATCAAGGCGATTGCCGAGGCGGGCTACACTGATCCGGGCGCGACCAACGCGGTCCGCAACTGCCGCATCCCCGGCAGCGTTAACTTGAAGCAGGGGCGGGGTAACTTTGAGGCGCGGCTGGTCGAGTTCCATCCGAAGCGCGAATACACCCTCAAGGAAATCTGCGACGGGCTGGGCGTCACGCCGGCCGAAGCCGACACGGCTGAGTATCGCGCCGTCAACATCCGCGACAACGGCGGCGACACCGTGCTGCAATGGCTGTCAGACAAGTCGCTGGTGCTGTCGCGCGTCAACAACGAGGGCTGGTGCGGCGTTGTCTGTCCCAACCATGAGGCGCACACCGACGGCAACATCGAAGCGCGCTACAAGCCGCTGGACCGTTCTTTCTGCTGCTATCACGGCCACTGCCAAGACATTGACAGCCGCGTCTTCCTTGATTGGGTCGCCGAGAATGACGGCCCCAAGGTGCTGCCGGGGCTGCGCGACGAACTGATCGCCGAGCGCATGAAGCAAATGGCGGATAAAATCCAGCCGACCGACGACTACCCGGACGAAGCGGCTGCTATCGTCAAAGAAGTCGAGCGCAAGGAAGCGGGGCGGCTGGAAAAGGCAGAGTGGTTTGAACGCTTCGCCTACGTGCAGTCGGACGACAGCTATTTCGACATGGTGACCCGCACGGAAATCCCGCGCAACGTCTTCAACGCGCTGTTCCGGCACGTCGACTGCAAGTCAATCCACGGCAAGAAGCCGCGCGTGCAGGCCAGCGTCTATTTCGACGAGCGGCGGCAGGAATACGGCGCGAAGGCGCTGGTCGGCGTGACCTACGCCGCGGGCGAGGGTGTGCTGGTGGCCCGCGACGGGCTGATCTACGGCAACCGCTGGGTCAACTACCGCCCGGATATGTCGGGCAGCGACAAGATCGGTGACGGCGACATCAAGCCGTGGCTGGATCACTGCCGCACCCTGATCCCGGACGAACAGGAAATGAACCACGTCCTGAACGTCATGGCGTTCAAGGTGCAGGTGCCCAACGTCAAGGTCAACCACGCGGTGCTACATGGCGGCGACGAAGGGTCGGGCAAGGACAGCCTCTGGGCGCCGTTCCTGTGGGCCGTGGGCGGTCCGCACCAGCACAACCGGTCGATCATCGAAAACAAGGGCCTTGAAAGCCAGTGGGGCTACGGCCTCCAAGCTGAAGTGGTCATCCTCAACGAGTTGAAGGAGCCGGAAGCGAAGGAGCGCCGGGCGCTGGCGAACCGGCTCAAGCCGATCATCGCCGCGCCGCCTGAGACGTTGACGATCAACCGCAAGGGGCTGCACCCTTACGAAATGCTCAACCGGCTTCAGGTCATCGCCTTTACGAACGACCCGCTGCCGATCTCGCTGCCCTCGCAGGATCGCCGCTGGTTCTGCATCTGGTCGAGCGCGCCGCGCATGGACCCGGACGCAGCCGACCGGCTGTGGAACTGGTATAAGCGCGGCGGCTTTGAAAAGATCGCCGCTTGGCTGCACCAGCGGGACATCTCGGCGTTCAACCCTGCGGCAGCGCCGCCAGCGACCGAGTGGAAGCTGAACATGGTCGAACACAGCATGAGCATGACCGAAAGCCATATGGTCGAAATGATGCAGCGCCGCATGGGGCCATTCTCGAAGGGCGTGGTCGGCGGTCCGTTCCACCGCGTTTGCGACGCAATCGCAAATGCGATGAACGTCTCATCCGCCAAGGTGCCGCAAGCGGCTCTGCTGCACGCGTTCAAGGAAGCTGGCTGGGTCGACATTGGCCGGATCGGGAGCCGGGAGCATCCGACCAAGCGCCATATCTTTGCTGAACAGGGCATCGCCCGCGTCTACAGCAAGTCGGACCTGCGCCGCATGATTGAGGATGAGGGGGTTGCCACCGTCGAGGGGAAGGTGGTAGGGTTGCGCTGATCGGTTTGCTCCACTGGTCGTCACGCTAAAGCCCCCGGCGGTCCTCACTCCGCCGGGGGCTTTTTTGTAGGGCTAAGGCACGCAAACTTCCCAGCGGCCATTTTCGCCGGCTTCAGGCGTGCTGTTCGCTTCGCGCCATCTGATCTCGCCGGGGCTGCAATATCCAAAGTCAAAGCCAAGGCTACTTTGAATAACCGCGTCGTTTTCAGCGGCGCGCGATGCGGCTTCCGCGTCCTCACGCTTATCATAGTAACGCCACGACACCTTGCATCCTGCGCGGCGCGCTTGATCTTCGGGGTACGTTGCCCATGTGTAGGCTGTCATTGCTCCACTTTCCTTTCCATCAATGTCAAAGAGCCGCCAAACAGGTTTCCCTGCTTGACGGCCCCATTATATCAGACTTTGAGGGTAATGCAAGAACTTTCTTCTGTTTGTTTTCAACGACTTAGAAGAAAGTTTGTTCTGCTTTTGTTTTGTTTTCAGTCACTTAGCGGACGCGGGTGACGGTCGTAACGCGTGTGCTGGCGTTGGTGCGGCAGCGATAGCAGCGGTCGTGGCGCAGCCCGTACTGGCTGGCGTTGCGGGCGATGCGCTTGACATCGGCCGCAGTGGGGGCCGGCAGGTCGATGCTATCGCCCACGGCCATCGGGCCGAAGGGATAGATCGGCGGACGGCCGAAGGCCTTAGAAGCGGTAGTCATCAGGTTCCCAATCGTAAATGTCGAAGCCAAAGTTGACCCAGAGCCAGTGCCGGAGGCTAGGCGGCATCGGCGGGGCCTTGGTAGATCACGCGCACTTCGTATGCGTGGCCGTCCCATTCAAGAGGAATGCGCGCAAAGCAATCCGGCATGAATAGCCGCAGCTTGTCGGCGTCTGCGATAACGCGCTTGCCAAGGTAAAGGGCCAGTTCGTCTTCCGTCATGGTTTGGCTTCCAGTATGTCTTGCGCCATGCGCCCGGCTGTGCGCAACCCTGCGTCATAGCCATCCTCGAACGGATCATCTGGCAGCGTCAGTTCGTTACTGCGCCAGAGCCGTTCTATATCCCGCAGCCCTTTGGTCAGCCGGTCGATCTCCCGGCGCTGCCAAGCCAGCGTGTCCAGTGCGGCGCGGGCAATGTCGTGAAACCGCCCCATGTTGTCTGCGTCTGGCTCAATATCGGTAATATGCTCCAACACCTCCCGCAGCCCCTCCACCTCGGCCTCAAGGGCTTCGATGCGGTCGGCGGCTTTGTGCGGCGGGAAGTTCTCTGTCGGTGCAAACGGCGATGCTGGCGTCATGCTCCGCAGCCGCTCCACCAGATCACCGCTGCGGCTTGTGTCCGTATGGTTGGGGTTAGTCATGGGTGGTGTCCTCCACAAATGAACGCAGCAGCTCGTGCAATTTGGCATCATGCGCCTCATTCAGCGCATAGACTTGCTCGCGCTGCTCGACGGTTAGGACTTGCTCAATCTCGATTGAGGTTCCGCTATCATTGACATAGCGTCCGTGCAGGATCGCCTTTGTAAAATTGATCCAAGCCAGTTCAAACCATTCGTTGCTCATGCGCCCTCTCCCCACACGATTTTGCCGCCAATAAGCCCCAGCGAATTGCTGACAGAGCCGTTGCCGTAGCCGCTGCCGTAGCCGCTGCCGTAGCCGTAGCCGTAGCCGTAGCCGTAGCCGTCGCCGTAGCCGTCGTCGCCGTCTCCGTTGCCGCCGCCGTCGCCGTAGCCGTAGCCGTCTCCGTTGCCGCTGCCGTAGCCGTAGCCGTAGCCGCTGCCGTACCCGCAGC